AAACCAGCCTGAGCTACCAGATGATCTTCCTTTTTAACTATGTCAACTTATGAACTCCCAAGCAATCCTTATGTCGGACAAATTTTTTATCATCCAGACACTGAGAAAACTTACGAATTTTGTGAATGTACTAAGACTGATGTATTAACTGGATTAGTTACTGATGGCCCTTGTTGGATTGATATAACTGATAAGGATTTAGTTCCCTGACTTCTTTCCAAACAAAACAAACCTAATGCGGCTCATAAGAGTCGCTTTTTTATTGGTTTTTTTTCTTAGTTTAAATATCTGCTCTTGCTGCTGGCATATTATCTCCAAAGCATTAGTTATGAAGTTGGCTTGATTAGAGTTAGTTTTTAGCAGATGAATTGTATATGGTTTTAACTCTTCTATATCAGTTAATTCTTTTATGGCAGTAATAGACTTCTTGACCTCAAACTCTTGCTCAAGGCTTACACCAGCAGTCAAAACTTGCATAATGTTTTTCATTTCACTGGAAAGAGTTTTTCTTCAATCATTTTTACAATCGCATCATCAACGTCATTATCTGACTTGGCTGATAAGTCTTTTAAAAGAGAAACGGCAGCTTTACGCAACGATTCACTCTTGCCAAACTTGATGAATAGACCGATTAGAAATTTAGACATGGATTGTGTGTTTTCCCAAACATAGCACTTATTACTGGATCTTGCCTTCTATCCTACTGACCGCTTGTGATAGGTTATTGAGTCGGTTGTATATATCAATAATAGTTTTTTCTCTTCGGTTGCTCATGTTAGACAGCACCATAACAAAAGCTGTAGCTGCTGCTCCTATTAACATTGCTTGTACCTCTGTCATTGCTTTAAGTTATAATTATGCCTAGTATGACTAATAAATCTAACTTTTGACTTTTAAATGGAAGATCAACAAGAAAGCAAAGTCGAAACAGTTGTCAAAATTTCCATTTTGATTTGGTCGGCCACACTTTTATCTCTTTCATACTGGGAGCCGCCAGATGGCAAAAAGATTGTAGATTTTGACCCAACATTTATTGCTTCAATTTTTTCAGCAAGTACCGCTAGTTTAGGTTTAAGTATTGGTAAGAAAGGAAACAATAATTCAAATGGAAATACACCTAAAATCCCTACTAAAGAAACAACCACAAAAAAATGAAAAAGCTCTTATTACTTGCCGCCCTCTGTGTACCATCTGCGGGGTTTTGTGATATTCAAAGTACTATCACCTCATCAGTCAAACTGGAAAGCTTATCGGCTGCGACTTCTGCTGACAAGTTGGGGTCTAGTTACAGCATAAGCGGTACAAATATAACAACTACAAGTGGGGACGCTGCAAGTGTAGGTGGCTTTGGATCTCTTACAAATGGAGTTCCAGCAGTAACCATGCCAAGTGCAACACAAACCACCGCTGGAGAAACTTTCAGCTTCACTCAGTCATACCTTGAGGGTGATGCTACTGCTGGATCAGCACCAACTGTCGGAACAGTAGGCAACTTCAGTGATTTGACTTCAACTGCCGCTGGTTCAGTAGGAACAGCAGCGGTGACTTTAGATCATCACACAATGTCTCTTACAGGTGGAACAGGAACAGGGGTAGTTCTTACTGGTCAATTCGTCACAGATTTAACTGTTGATTAATGTGGAAATATCTGCCGCTAGTATTTTTTATTAGTCCAGCTTATGCAATCCCAGTAGTGCCAAATTTTACCAGTGCTACTTCTAGCTCACGAAGCGTCACCACAAATAATTTGACAGAAAATATCCGAGAAGTTCGCTACAATTCAGGCTATACCTACTCAGTGACAGGATCTGGAATTTCATGCGGCACTTGTAATTCTATTTCCATGCCAAATGCCACAGTCACAGAAACTGTTAATGGAACTACTTACGAATGGACAGGCTTAGACCTAAATCAAAAACCAAATTGGCAACAGACCAGTCAGGGGAACGCTTTTCAATTCAGCGAATTTTACAAAGGGCCATCCCTAGAATCTGTTATCGACATAACAAGAACAATTCAATCAGAAATCGTCACAGACACTACTATTATTTTTTCCAATTAATAAGCCTTTTTTCTTGTTTACCTAGTTACGCAAATACTTCAGCAGTCGCAAACCCTCAGTCAAATACATCATCTTCAGTTTCTAATTTTGCAACGCAAGTCTTAACAGGCCCAATGACAGAGAACCAATATGGCAACGGAATTGTTTGTTCTGGAGCAACATTATCTATAAGTCCCTTTGCTACTACCAGTGTCGCAGTAAAGCGTCCTCAAGACTATATTTACCACACTCCTGTCTATAACGAAGCAACAGACTCAGATGGAAATTATACAAATGCTGGTGAGATATTATTTTACAGAGAAAATTACAGTGGAAACAAAGATTCTACATCTTTTAATTTTGGTATAGCTGCAACAATATCTGTCCCATTAGATAGAAAATTTCAAAATGCTTGCCTCAAAAGTGCAACAACTCAAGAAAAAATACAAAGACAAATACTATCTAAAGAACGTCTTAACTACGAATTAGCGAGACTAAAAAATTGTGGGACGTTATACAGAGATGGAATACGTTTTGCAAAATCGTCAAAGTACTATTCTCTTTGTGAAGATATAGTCATTACTGAAAAAATGGGCCAAGTTATACCTCATACTCACAAATTAAAGCAGTAGGCAAGTACAGGAACTTACCTACCTAGACACCCTATTTGTCGCCATAATAAATAAGGTTTTTTAATTATATATTATTTTTTTTCGTTTTTGCCAGATTTGGAAATCTTTTTTATAGCAGTCTTGATGAGGTTCTTGAGAAGATTGGCTATCAAAGGACTTGAAGCCGCAGCAACAGCAATAATTGAAGTGCTAACAAGAATAGGAGGGCTAGGTATCCATTTCTCAATAAAGGTTGAATCTCTGAGGATTTCATAGCAGACTTTTCCATCAGGGCTAAGTTTATGAGATACCACAATTTGCAATTTTTGCTCATTGGGATAGCTTCCTACTGGAATGTTAGTTTCATTAGGGCATTTTATGAAAAACTCTTTATCTTTCTTAACTGGTAATTTATATTCTGGTGCTTGTGGAATTTCTGTTTGCTTTTGTTCTGGTTGTTTTACAGGATCTGTTGGAATAAATTTATCTGGGTTATAGTCTAAAGGCTCAAAAGATGGGATATTTACAACAGGATAATCAATTTTGGGTTTATCAATAATATCTAAAGTTGTTGGATATAAGTCCCATGTTCTTGTTTTTGGAATAAAAATTTCTTTTATCTGTATCTGTGGTATCTCAATTCTTAGAATTTCCAAAAGGATTCACCTTATTTGCTTCTGGTAACTGTATTGATGGCCCTGTGAGATTAGGCAAAGTTTCTTTCATAACATCTGGTAATTTATCCTCTAAACTCCCCATGATTTTGTTTTTCAAAGTTCTCTCAAACTCTGGACTTTGCATATAGCGAATTGCAACATACCCAAAAACAGCCATTGACCCAGAAAGCAAAAGAGACAATAATGAAGCTACTTGGCAAATTTTGTTAAACATGATTCAACAGGCAATACTAAAAGCGATTTCTCACACTCTTATTATATCTTGTTTGTTAATTATTCCCACACTTGGGCCTTTATATATTTTAGGTGGAATAATGACTAGACAAATAGCCCCTAAAGTTAACTAGCAGTTTTAGCTCTGCATGATCTTGTTTTACACGCTCCAGAACAATAAATCCTACGTTGTTCCATTGTATTAAAGCTAGTACCACAGACAGGACACTCTCTTACAAGTATCCCTTCTACTTTTTTTCGTTTTTTACCCCTAACTCTATATTTCCTGTTTTTTCTTCTTCTTCATTCATTTTCTGTAATAACAACTGATAAGCCTGTATTCCACCCTCTAATCTCATTACATAAGTATTCTGTTTAATAATTTCCTGTTGCCATTCAAGAATTTGTTTTTCTATTAAAGCTTTCATTCGTATTTTGTTTTTCCTAGTGTAACCGCAGCATCTTGCTGTGTGAAGTCGTAATCAGTACTCCAAATACTTGTTCCATCTTCTGTTGTATAACCTCTAATTTTTTGTAAATGATCTACATTACGTTTAATTCTTGCTTGGTTTTCATCTGTCAAAGATTCTAATGCTGCTAATCTATTTATAACAGTCACGCTATCGCCAGCATTTTTAAATAAAGTTGCAATTTCTTCTGTGGTACGTTCAGCCATAATTAAACAATAGTAAGAGTATCACCCGAACTTACAGTGACGGTGACGCTTGAATTTATAGTTATAGGACCTGCTGCCA